TCAGCCATTATTTTCTCTTAGATTTTTTCTTCTTTTTGCCACCTGGTTTTATTTTACCAGAACATACAGCTGAGCCGTACATATTAGCATAGGCGCTTGGATATACTTTAAATTTCCGCTTCGCCGCTGCCTTACCTTTTGCACAAAGTTTAGCCACAGACTTTCATCCCTTTTTTATAGCCCATTCGTTTTGCAACTTGTGGTGCTTTCTTTTTAAGAGCTCTTATACCTTTACCTTTTTTACCAGCAGGTATTTTCTTTTTAGGTTTCATTATTTTTTCTTACTTCTATTTGCTTTTCTTACGGCTCTTCCACCTTTTTTAGTTTTTTTAATTCTTCCACCTTTTTTAGCCATAGCTCCCGTAAACATTTCATCGTTAGCCATATCCTGTGGTGTCATCATTCTGTTTGGATTTATTTTACCAATCATAGAATTAAGAAAACCATCGTTAGCGTCAGCACCTTCAAGCATAGCATTTCTATTTCTGTTAGCCATGAAAGCTTTTCCTAAACCAGCAATTGCCAACATAGGCGCTACTGTTTTAAGAAGTTTTTTTATTTTTTTACTTGCCATTTTTTATCTCCTTATTTTTTTCCATTTCGGAAAATTTGTGTTCCCTTTATACCATAAATACTCGCAACTACAAGGATCCAAAGATTGGTGAACCATGAAGGGAGCGTAGAAAACATGTCGAAAAACAATTTTACCTTGTCCATTGCTGTTGGATCATCCGATATCACTGCCCAGGCCATGATTAAAATTGGCGCCGAAAGAATTATCAAAACTGCCTCGTCCTTCCAGTCTGATTGACGGGCTTCTAATAATTTTCCCTGGTAAGCTTCCTTACCTTCGGCCATACGAGACGCATGCATAAGCTGTGCGTCTGACATAGCCATTTTCGTTCTCTGCTTGTTAGCATAAATTTTACTACCAGCAGAAACGGCTAATTTAATTGCCGATAACCACATAATTAATACCAGTCAGCTTTGCTTTTCTTCTCTGCAAGCATTCTTCTTTGACCCTTTACTTGAACTGACTGAGTCTCAGTAGGGTTTGACACCTCAACTTTAACTCCACCATTTAGTAAACCGTCTTTATTCAAGAACATGTCATGATCTACATGAGTCATGCCTGCGTGACTGTTTTTTTTATTTTTTTTCATAATTTATTCTCCTCTGTTTCTAATTATAGCAACATTTCCAGGCATTTCATCCATTTTCGGTGCTGATGGAATTGTTTTACTTAAAATCGTCTTTTCAATAGACGTATCAGCTCTTAGTCTAGCCAATTCTTCGTTTTGTTCAAGCTTGTCTTCTTGATTTCCTTGGTTCATCATAGCTTTTGTCTTATCTAAGTTAAATCTTTGCTCTGCTTCTCCTCTTTTTTGCTCATTATCCATGGCTCTAAGGTCTAATTCTCTTGCTTTTAGTTTAGCAATAGGGTCGTTTCCAAAATCACCCATGATTTTGTTTTCTTCTTCCTTAAATTCTTGAGTCATGTCTGCAATTAGTTTGGCTTTTCTTGCTTCAATAGCCATACTCAACTGCATAATTTGTTGTTGAACTTGAGGACTCTGTGCCATCTGTGGATTTTGTTGTGCCATTTGTTGAAGCTGCATTAATTGTTGTATTTCTTCTCTAAACTCTATTTCTAATTGCTCTTGTGCCATTAAAGAAATGTGTTCAAAGATATTTTTCTGTAATGCACCCATAACTGGTGGACTATTTTTAGCCATATTAGTTGCCATAAAATTTAAATGAGAAGTTATATGTGCTCTGTGATCTTGTCCTTTAAATGCTTGAAAAGGTTTACCACTCATCGCCATAATATTTTCTGCTGCTGGGTCCATTGGCATAGGTTGTTGAGGTGGTGGTAAAATTTTATCAATATTTTTTACACCAATTGCAGTGTACATATCTCTATAAGCTTCATACATATTGTGCATTCCAGGATTTGACATTGCAAGTTGTAGTTCAGTTTGAGCTAAACTAATTCTTTGTGATTGTGAAAATATATTTGGATCAGCTATAGGCATGATGTCTACTTTGTCATCAAAGTCTGCAACTTTAATATTTCTTTGTCCACCGATAACATCATAAGGATATTCTGGTGGTAAATAGGTTTTGAAAACTTCTGATAATAAAACAAATTCTTTTTTTAATGCCACATACAATCTTTTATGTATGGCTGACATGACCCTGGAGCCTCGCTCTAAGAGGGCAATGGTCGTTCCAACAGCTGCCTGCTGGTTGCCGTCACCGACCTGCATGTCAGCTATGGCGGCAAATCGTTGACCTGCGTTTACTACGGTGCCCATCAATTGTAATAATGTTGCTGATGGTTCTTTGAAAGGTAAAGGCATAAATGCGTCTCTAATGTTTCCGCCAGGTGCATCTACGTCTCTAAACTCTCCAGGTTGAATCGATTGCGCTTCATCTCTAACACGAATACCTCTTTGCTTAAATCCAGCTGGCATATTTGAAAAAGTACCAGCATCTAATAATTGTCTAAGTGCATTCGTTGCAGTTCTTGATAATCCACCTATCATATGGATTAATCCAAAACCATAAAACCCAAGACCAGGTAAGAATTTAAAATGTGCAAAATATTCAATTTTATTTCTTAATGGGTCTTCAGCTTTAAAATTTCTTCTAATAGATAAAACTTCTCTTGATGATGTATCAATTGTTACAATGTATGGAAGTTTTATTCCTGTTGGGTTTTGCTCCATGTCTTTATCTTCAAAACCTTCAAGATCAAGATTAGTATGTACTTCTAGAATAGTAAACATTTGTTCATCTCTAGTTTTTCTAACCCCTTCTAGCTCTCTTTCTTTTTTATCTACTTCTGTTTCTTGAGAATAACCAGGAGTAATTTCTATATCTCTATAAAACCCAGCTACTTGTTTTTTTCTTAAATCATTTTCTGACATTTTTAAAACGTGCACAATTGCATCTGCATCTTCTAAAGATGTTGCTGTGTAAGGTACTATCAAATCATCTGCCGGAACAAATTTAGACACGGCTCTACCAAGTAGTTCATCGTAATAAACTTTCTTGAATGCAGAGCCGCTAAGAGGGAGATAAAAAAGTAACTGATCGAACTCGGGTTCATACTCTTTCATCACGTTCATGAGTTGATAGTTCATGAAATTTTTTACTCTTGTAGCCTGGTCTTCTTTTTGTCTGTTGACTATACCCATTATTTGAGTGTGTACTGGACCAGTTGCTGGGAGTAATTCTTTGTAAGCGTGTGCTTGAAACTGTGTTACCGCTTCAGCTAATACAGGGTGGGTTGCACCACTTGCATTTGTAAACGGTTGTGATCTGTTTTCGTATTTAAATCCTAATAAATCTAAACCTTTGGTATAAGCATCTTCCCAATCTTTTCTTGATGATTTGTACTGCATATAGTTTTCATAAAGTTCAGAACCTAAACTACCTAAAACATCTTCAGGTAATAGATCTGCTAAATTATCAAAATGCTCGTTAGTTCCCGGTTGGTTTACGGCCTCCGGATCAAAAGTAATTGTAGCTCCACCATCTTCATCTTGTTCAACTTGAATATCTTCAGGTCCAACTTGTTCGTCAACGTTATCTTGAGATGCTTCTGCAATCTCCTGTTCGCTAGGTAATTTTATTTCCTGCTCTACGTTGGGTAAAGCTTTGTCTATATCTGCCATTATTTTTCTCCGAGTTCTTCACCACTATAATCTTTTTTTCAGGAACATTCAACCCTTGTGGGTTCGGTCCTCTAAGTGGTGGTATCGTCGTTGTTAATTTTTTAGTCATCTAATAATCCCATACCTTGTATCACTGCAGAAGCTGCAAATCCACCTATTCCTGCTCTAGATAATCCTCTAAGAGCAATTTTAGGTAAACCTAGTCTAGCCACTTTTCTAATTGTTGGATTTAATCCTCTAGTTAATTTATCTGTTTGTTCAGCAAACATTGGGTATGTATAGTTTAATGGATTAGTTGCAATATCTGTAAATGAGTCTCCTTCTGAAACTTGACTAGCAATATCTCCAGCCATAAAAGGTGCTAGTAGTGCAGGTGATGCTGCAATTCCAAGTCCTCTTCCTAAAACCCTTAAACCTGTTTTTGCCATACCAGGTCTTGGTTTTTTCTTTTCAATACCAAAAGCTCTAGACTTACTTGCTTTGATTGTTGACGGCGCAGCAAGTGCTGTTGTTCCTGCAAGTGTTGCACCTAATGCAGGTAGTTGATAGTCCAGTATTGCAGGTCTCTCTATATCAATAGAAATAGGATCTGTTGCCATATCAACCAACATATTTTTTTGTTGGTCTTCGTTTGATAAATAACTTGTTGGGTCATCACTACTAAATGCTTTGACCAATCCCACGGCAGCTCCAACACCAGCACCGATACCAAATGTCTTTGGACCAGGGCCTTTTAAGAATCCTAAGAAACCGGTAGCCGCTTGTTTAACTTTCTGCATAGCACCACTAGTGTTGGGTGCTTCATCAAAAACCTGTGCTGCTTTTACTGGATCATTTTGAATTGCAGCCTTACAATCTCCAGGTAAACCACCACGAGATAATAAACTACATAGAACTAATTGTTCTCTTTGAGATAGTTTATCAGCTCCTTGGATCATCTTATTTGCTTTTTTCTGAAGTTCCATAGACATAGGTCTATTTAACTCTATTAAATCTCTAAGTGTTTGCGATTTTTTAATTTCTTTTAAACTAGCTCCTTCAGTTAAATCTAACGGATCTATTGTTTTTCTTAAATCAACACCATACTCATATTTTTTTAAAGTATACGGGTCTATAGTTTCAAAAGTCTTGTATCCACCACTTTCTGCAGCAAGCCTCATACCTTTGACATTTGCTTCTTCTAGTTTTTGTTTCCAGTTATTCGGTTTATTTTTTATAAGTCGTAGCTGTTTCTTTTTTAACGATCTTAATTTT